AAGTATGACGATTCAAAAAAAGAAGCAAACAGTTCTTTGTTATACAAGCATTTCTTTCAAGGCAAGGATCTTAAGGTAAAAGATGTTGACTATGAAATGGCTGATGAGATTATAGATTATCTAAAAGGCCTAGGCATCAAAGCAATGGAGAGAGATCTTACAGAGTTCGAACTTAATGTATTGAAGTTCGTAACAACTGATGTTGCAGGTAAAGAAAAGATTGGTATTGCCGCAAGTTTACCTAAAGTCTTTTACAACAAGATGGATTCAGACACTTGGGAAGATAGGGAAAGAGAGTTAGGCAGAACATCAGAATATGTAGGCGAATTACATGCAAGAAACACATTTAAAAATGCTACTATTGAGTATGTAAGATATATTCCCAAAACCATGAGCAATCTGGTAACAGCAAGTGTTGATGGTAAACATATTCTTAAATTCTTTATTAATGATGTTAAAGAATTAAAGATCAAAAAAGGAGTCAAATGTAATATTACTGGTTTTGTTAAGTCACAATCAGTAAGTAAATGGACAGGCTTCAAAGAAACAATGATCAATAGGGTCAAGTTTACTGAAGTCCAGTAGAGCGATTTCCCGGGTGCCCGGAGGTTTAGAGACTCTTAAAACTAAAAGCCACAACTTGCCAGACGATTGATAGACGTCTTTAAAACTATCCGAGTCGAATGAGTCAACCGCACTTGGACTCTCAAAATAGTGCATTAGTATAGAAAGGACCCTGCTTCGGCAGGGTTTCCCTTTTTAGATAAATAGTAATATAACAAAAAGGGAGTTATAAATGGCAGACATAGAAAAAAGAACTGTTCAAATAGACCTTGAAGTCGACACAAAAACAGTAGACAGCAGTAAAAACCCTTACCAAGGTTGGATACATTTGGCAAGAGCCGTTGACGCATGGAGAATATTTCCAAGACTATTCTTAAGTGTGTATGTATTTTTACTTTATTATTCCACAATGTGGTTTATGAGACTCGAAGAACCTACTTTAGAACAATCAGGTTTGATAAGTATTATTGTTGGTGCAGGTGCGGCTTGGTTTGGCCTATATGCAGGAACAGACAAAGATAAAAGTAAAGATTAATTATGTTCGTAAAACACTTTGTAAGATTTAATACTAGAGAGCAATTAGAAGATTCAATGGTTATTGAATACTTTGATGTCGTGCAAAGTGTTATACCAACAAAATTAATTACTGGTATCAGCAGTGAAGGAGATAAAGTTAGTGTTGATGTTCTAATCTACAATGACATGGATAATGAGGGAGAACTTTTTATACATGAAATTATTTTAGAAGAAGATATAGATCCTGAAGAAGGCAATGAAATATCTGAAGAACTTGCTGACTTGTTTCCTGAGATCCAATTTACGTTTGAAGCATCGATAGAGGTATGATAGTAACTGTTCACTTTACTGGCGATCAGTTTATTGCATTTAACGAAGACGGCGAACAGATTAAAGACAGAGAAATATTACAAGAGATATCCTTTATGCCTTTCCTTGGCCATCAATCTCAATTTCAAGTAGAGGTTGACAAAACCGATAATTCTGCTACAATAAAACCATTAAGCATAAATATTAACTTTAATACAGAGAAGTAAGATGGCATTTAACAGAACATTCAATCAAGAAGAAATAAATCGATTAAAGAAACTAATTCAAGAAGGCGATCAAGTCCTTTATGAAGTAGATGCATTGCAAACTGGTTTGAGAGAAACAGTAAAAGCAATAGCAGAAGAAATGGAATTGAAACCAGCAATTCTAAACAAAGCAATTAAAATTGCACACAAGGCCAGTTTCCAAGAAGAGTATGATAAGTTTGATGAACTAGAAACTATTCTTGAGTCAGTTGGCAAGACTTTATAACTTGACAATACACAGTCATTTGTTATAATTATATTATTGGTATTGCGTCCGCCCGAAAGGATGCTAGGAGAAATAGATGAGTTACGTGGATGCTTTTCACGATACTACTAAAGATAAAATCTTTGTTGTAGAACGTGTAGATGGAAAGCGAACAATACAAGAATTACAACCTGAATACAATTTCTTTTATTCAGATCCCAAAGGTAAGCAAAGAAACATATATGGCGAGCCTGTCACAGAAGTAAAATGTAGATCTCTGAAAGACTTCAGAAAGAATGTTGCTATGAACAAAGGCAAAGGTCTTTGTGAAAGTGATGTTCGACCAATAAACAAAACATTAGCAAAACATTACAATGGTGCAGAACCTCCCAAACTGCATACATGCTTTTTTGATATTGAGGTAGACTTCGATCCTAAACGTGGATATAGCAGTCCTCAAGATCCTTTTACTCCAATTACAGCAATAGGTGTTTATTTAGATTGGATGGATGCAATGGTGTGTTTAGCAGTTCCACCTAAAAGAATTACTTGGGAACAGGCACAAGAAATGACAAAGAACATGCCAGAGGTAAAACTTTGTCGTAACGAACAAGAGATGCTAGAACTGTTTTTAGGACTCATAGATGATGCAGATATATTAAGTGGCTGGAATTCAGAAGGATATGATATACCTTATACTGTAAATCGTATAACAAGAGTTATGGGCAAAGCACAGACTAGAAAACTTTGCTTGATGGATAAGATGCCTAAAGAAAGAAAGTATGAGAGAATGGGTTCTGAAAGAACTAGTTATGATCTAGTTGGTAGAGTGCATTTGGATTACTTAGAACTTTATAGAAAATACAACTATGAAGAACGCCACAGTTATAGACTAGACTACATTGGTGAGATGGAAGTAGGTGAAAAGAAGGTTGCTTATGAAGGTAGTTTGGATAGACTATACAATTTTGACTTTGAAAAGTTCTGCGAATACAACATTCAAGACGTGTTACTACTTGCTAAAATGGATAAGAAGTTACAGTTTATAGACTTGGCAAACACTATTGCACACGACAATACAGTATTACTTCCTGTCACAATGGGTGCCGTAGCAACTACAGAACAAGCGATTATCAATGAAGCACACAGGCGTAATATGGTTGTGCCTGATAGAACTAAAACTAGAGAATCAGATTCACTTTGGGGGCATACTGCCGCAGGTGCCTATGTGGCTTTTCCTAAGAAAGGACTACATCATTGGATAGGCAGTATGGACTTAAACAGTCTATATCCTAGTGTGTTCCGTGCATTAAATATGGCGCCAGAAACTATTGTTGGACAACTAAGACAAGAATACACTGAAGAAGAAATAACTAACAAAATGTCTTTAGAGAAGAAATCATTTGCAGATGCTTGGCTAGGTAAGTTTGGTAGCAACGAATATGAGTTCGTTATGAATAAAGATGTTGATCATGTAATGCAACTTGATATGCATGACGGAACAAGTGTTGAAGTAACAGGTGCAGATGTTTACAATTTAATATTCAACAGTGGACAACCTTGGAACATAAGTGCTAACGGCACAATATTTAAAACAGACTTTCAAGGCATTGTTCCAGGACTATTAGAACGTTGGTATAAAGAAAGACAAGAACTACAAGCAAAGAAAAAACAAGCAACCTCAGATGCCGAGATAGCCTTTTGGGATAAGAGACAATTAGTTAAAAAGATTAACCTTAACAGTTTATATGGAGCGATATTGAATCCAGGCTGTAGATTCTTTGATCACAGGATAGGACAAAGCACAACACTCACAGGTCGTGCGATTACTAGGCACATGGGGGCAGAGACAAATAAATTGCTTACAGGTTCCTATGATCATGTAGGAGATACTATTGTGTATGGCGACACAGACTCTGTGTATTTTACTGCTACTCCGGCCTTACAAGAAGGACAAGAACTTGACATGGATAGTGCAATAAGACTTTATGATCATATATCACAACAAGTTAGTGATACATTTCCTCAGTTTCTAAAGGATCAATTCAATGTTCCTAAGAGTGCAGGTTCTGTAATGAAAGCAGGCAGAGAAGTAGTAGGTAGAGCAGGATTGTTTATTACTAAGAAAAGATATGCTATTAACTGTTTAGACATAGAAGGTTATCAACCAGAAGGTGGTAAACTAAAAGCAATGGGTCTTGACTTGAAAAGATCAGATACACCAGAGTTCATACAAGACTTCTTAGAAGAAATACTTAAAGACTGTTTGAATGGTGCAACTGAAAGCGAAGTAATAGATAAGATTCGCGAATATAAAAAGTATTTTAAAACATTAGATCCTTGGAAAAAGGGTATGCCTAAACGTGCAAACAATATGACAATGTATTCTGCAAAGGTATTACAACAAGCAAAGGTTCCTGAGAACTACAGACTGCATAAGTTAGAAGCAATAAAGAAAGAAGCAGAAAGCACAATGATACCTGGTCATGTGAGAGCAAGTATAAATTGGAACAATCTTAAAGAAGCAAACAGCGATAATTACAGTTTGCCTATAACAGATGGAATGAAAGTAATTGTTTGTCGAATGAAAAGCAATCCAATGGGATATACCAGTGTTGCATATCCGACTGATGAACTCAACTTGCCCAAGTGGTTCAAAGAGTTGCCGTTCGATGATGATGCAATGGAAGAAGCAGTATTAGATAAGAAGGTATCTAATGTAATAGGAGCAATGGGATTTGACTTGTCCAGAATGCACGACAGTGAAACACTACAGGCATTCTTTGAATTTTGATCGAAAAAAATGGAAGAAAAACACTTGACAAATCTAAATAGTAATGTATAATTTAAGTTTAATATTGGAGAAAAATCTATGGCCGAAAATGCAATAAAAGATATACTAAAAGATGTGTTGAAGCACACACATGGTTTAGGTATATTTGAGATGGTAAAGATTACAGGAGATCTTGAGAAGACAGAAGTAGAAACTGTTG